CGAATTTGTGGTGCAACCACCCCACTGCTGGCGCAGATTTTAGGTGCATCACTCAATTTTAAACATGGTTTCCCACGTGGGCTTCAATGAGAACCCTGCCTTAACTCCATCTCGCATGTTACCGGATGCGCAGGGAGCCACCCTGGCCGGACACACTTAGGACATCGTAGGCAACCAACCATAGACTGTACAACCAACAACAGGACTATCTAAATACTATGTGAATAAAACTCTACCTCATATTTTAATTATGGGTTAGCAGCAAACGAAACCGGATCTGCAAGTTCACAATCGTATTCCACATACAGATTTCCCACCTGTGCGTCAGCCTGTGTAGGGTTGGATACAACATAGTATCCTACCGTACCGCAATTGATAAGCCTGGAATCAGCCGCGGACACATGGTCCACGTTTGCTTTATAATACCAATCTGAGTTGAAATCAGACTTATCAAGGCGCAATTCGGCAGATGAATATAAAGGAACCTGAGTGAACTTACGACACTGGGACAGGGCTTCCAACTTATTGGATACTGAGGCGGACCAAAAGTTTCCATCTACAGGGTCTGTAAACCAACCCATTGCGAACTGACCGTTGGTTGTGGTCCCGACAATGGGTCGGTATATGAACTTGATGGAATGAAAGCGGTACCGAGAATAGTTCTCAGCAACACTATTTAACCAGGTGAAAAACCTGGGGGAAATAGTAGTTGAAGCGGCAATCGCAAATGGAGAGGTGGAAGCGCCTTTGACACTGGCAGACTGAAACAGTTCAGTATTCCGGAGTCTAATTACACCACGACTGCTCATATTTGCGGTAAAGCCACGTGGTACCACGGGTCTTTCAGTCATCCCCTGTCCCGGTTGCCTTAGAACTAAGGCTTGTGAACTTACCTTCTGACGTTTTGCTGGTGCTGGACCTGGATCACTCTTACGTGAATCCTGCTCCATAGCGCGCTTGATTCCACGCATAAGTTGTTTGGTCGTCATGTTAGATAGTACTGTATATCAGATTGAGATGATGTAAATAAAGGCTGTAATAACGTAGTTGTATCGAGTCTTAAGGCCCGAAATTCCTGTTCTAGTAATTCTTGTTCATCAGGTAATATGTCAAACGCCCTCCATAAAGAGTATCGGGCCTCTGTCTCATCAATGGAAAAATCTCGGCTAGATGATGCAAAAGAGCGCCAAGTTCTGTGCCCTGTAAACA